TTACGAAAGAGCAATTGGTAAAACTGCAACTAAACTACCATTCCATTCTTGTCATGTTTGTGAAGAAGATAAAATGGTTGTTAGAACTGGCGGATATAATGAGTTTCCATATTTAGTACCTAGATGGTCTAAAGCAACTGGTGAAATTTTTGGAAGATCACCAAGTTATAATGCATTACCAGATATTAAAACTTTAAACAAAGCAGTTGAGATTGGATTAAAAGCATGGGCTAAAGCAATTGACCCACCATTACTTGTTCAAGATGATGGTGTAATTGGTAGAGTTAGAATGACACCTGCTGGAATAACTGTAATTAGAAATGACGGTGCTGTTAAACCATTACAAATTGGTTCTAACTGGCAAATAACTGACATGAAAGAAAACCAATTAAGAACTGCAATTAGACAAGCATATTATTCAGATCAATTACAATTACAAGAAGGCCCACAAATGACAGCAACAGAAGTACAAGTTAGATACGAATTGATGCAAAGATTATTAGGGCCAACATTAGGTCGTTTCCAATCAGAATTTTTAAATCCATTAATTGAAAGAGTGTTTGGAATTATGTTTAGAGCAGGTGCTTTAATGACTGCACCAGATATAATTAGAGATACTACAATTGATGTAGAATATGTTGGGCCATTAGCTAGATCACAAAGAATGGAAGAAGCAGTTGCAATTGAAAGATTATACCAATTAGCTATGAATATTGCGCAAGTTGATCCTGCTATTATGGATAACATAGATCACGATAACGCAATTAGAATGAGAGCAAAATTATTAGGTGTACCAAAAACTGTTATGAGAGGTACAGATCAAGTTGAAGAAATGAGAGCCGCACAAGCAGAAGCACAACAACAAGCGGCAATGGCACAACAAGCACAATCACAAGCACAAGCTATGAATACACAGGCTGACGCAACTAAAAAATTAGCTGACCCTAACGTACAATCAGCAATGTCTGATATGGTAGATGATATGGGTATGGCCGATATGACGGGATAATATGGCAAAAGATCAAGACAATGATCTAAAACAATTAAAACAACAATACAAAATTACATTTTCATCTAAAGAAGGTGAAAAAGTATTAGCAGATTTAACGTCTGCTTATTATCATAGGAGTTCATTTATAAAAAATGATCCCCATGAAACATCATACCGTGAAGGACAAAGATCGGTATTAATCAGAATAATTAATCTATTAAAGGAGGATAAAAATGTCTGATGAACAACAAACGACCACAACTGACAATCCAGAAACAGTTATAGCTAATCAAATGCAAGAAACAGCTAATACAGTTCTTGGATCAGAAAGTGATAATCAAAACGATTGGAAATCATCACTATCTGAAGAAATAAAAAACGATCCAACACTTGCTAACTTTAAAGATGTTGAAGGTCTTGCTAAAACAGTAATACATCAACAAAAAGTTTTAGGTAGTAGAGTACCTATTCCTAAAACAGATGAAGAAAAAGCAGAACTTTACAATAAACTAGGAAGACCAGAAGACCCTAGTAAATATGAAGTTAATGTACCAAATGAAATGGCTGAATATTTTAAAAAAGAAGATGTTGAACAGTTTAAAAATGTTGCACATAAAATTGGATTAAACAATGACCAAGTAAATGCATTAATGCAATATCAAGTTGATGCAACTAAAAATACTTTAAACAATGAAGGTGCGGTTATGGCCCAACAAAAAGAACAAGCAGAAGAAGTGCTTAAAAAAGAATGGGGTTATGATTACGATAAAAATGTTAGAGCCGCAGATAGAGCATTAAATGTTTATGGTGATGATGAGTTAAAAACTCTTTTAACCGAAACATCTGCTGGTAATAATCCTGCTGTATTAAAATTTTTAGCAACTATTGGTAAAGAAGTAACAGAAGATATGGCTCAAAATACTACTAATAATAGATTAGCTACATCTCCATTAGATGCTAAAGAAGAAATTAATAATATCATGGCTGATACAAGTCATGCTTATTTTAATCCATCACATCCAAACCATGAAATTGCTGTAGAAAAAATGCGTCAATTACATGAAAAAGTGTATGGTAAATAAGTCACAATTGTGATATTATTACAACAGAAAGTTTGCCCGTAAGGACAACAAACTTACAAGTCATGTGGACTATAAAACCGTGTTGATTGTATCGTTATTACAATAAGGTTTCCCGTAAGGATAAAGACCGATTAATTAGAATATGGTTTGATGCATTAGTATTATACCCCCTATTCTTAACTTTTAAATAAGGACTAAAAACATGAGTACACAAATAACAACAGCTTTTGTAGAACAATACAAAAGTAATGTGTTTCATCTAGCGCAACAAAAAGGTTCTAGATTAAGAGGTGCGGTGAAATCTGAAACAGTAACAGGTACATCTCACTACTTTGAAAGAATTGGCGCGACTGCGGCACAAGTAAGAACAACAAGACATTCTAACACTCCTCAGATTGATACTCCTCACTCTAGAAGAAAAGTTACATTAGCTGACTACGACTGGGCTGATTTAATTGACCAAGAGGATAAAGTAAGAATGTTGATTTCACCTCAATCTGAATATGCGAAAGCTGGTGCTTACGCTATGGGTAGAGCAATGGATGACGCTATTATTGCGGCGGCTTCTGGAAATGCATTTGGTGGAGTAGCTGGTGCTACTTCTATCGCATTACCTGCGGCACAAAAAATTGCAGTAGGAACTACATCTTTAACAGTTGCTAAATTAATTTCTGCTAAAGAAATCCTAGATGCATCTGACGTTGATCCAGACGAAGAAAAATACTTAGTTTGTTCAGCTAAAGAGATTACTTCTCTATTAGGTGATGACAAAGTAACTTCTGCTGATTTCAATAGTGTTAAAGCACTTGTTGCAGGTCAAGTTGATACTTTCATGGGCTTCAAGTTCATTAGAACTGAAAGAATAGCCGCATCTGGAGGTGACAACCTTGCACTTGCTTTCACGCAATCAGCTATTGGTCTTGCTTTAGGTAGAGATATCCAAACAAGAATATCTGAAAGAGATGACAAAAACTACGCAACTCAAGTATTCCTATCTATGACGATTGGTGCTACTAGAGTTGAAGATGAAAAAGTTGTAGAAATCGCTTGTAACGTATAATATACTTACAATCTCAACTTACTTTTAGAGGGCCATTGCAATATATGGCCCTTTAATATATTAAAAGGATATTATGGCTACAGAAGTTTCAATTTGTTCAAATGCATTAAGAAGATTAGGTGATGACCCTATTACATCATTAACAGATGATACTGAAAGAGCCAGACTTTGTAATTCATTTTACCCAGATGCAAGAGATGCAGTTTTAAGATTACACACTTGGAATTTTGCGGCAACAAGAGCATCATTAGCAAAATTAGCAACAGCACCCGCTTATGGTTATGCTAATCAATTTTCATTACCTTCAGATTGTTTAAGAGTATTAAGCATGGAAGAACCACATTTTATTTTTAAAGTAGAAAACGTAGCTACTCACGGTAGAGTATTATTAACAGATGAAGGCACAGCAAACATTATGTATGTTGCTAGAATTACTAATCCTACTTTATTTGACAGTATGTTTGTTGATACATTAACTGCAAAATTGGCAACAGATTTAGCATATCCAGTTACAAATTCTGTTCAATTACAAACCCAAATGCAGAAACTCTATGAATATAAACTTTCGGAAGCCCGTAGTGTTGATGGACAAGAAGGATTTATTGATGATCTTGTTTCTGACACATTTACAACTTTCCGAAGATAATGGCTAGAGTACATCCTTTTCAAACTAATTTTACTGCTGGTGAATTAACACCTAAACTTGCTGGTCAAGTTGATTTTAAAAAATACAATAATGGTGTTGAGATTATGGAAAACATGACAGTATTTCCACAAGGCGGCGCATCAAGAAGATATGGTACAAGATTTGTAAAAGAAGTAAAAGATAGTTCTAAAGTAACTAGACTTATACCTTTTGAATTTAATATAGAACAATCTTATGTATTAGAATTTGGAGATCAATATATTAGATTTTATAAAGACAATGGACAAATAACTTCTGGTGGATCAGCTTACGAAATAGCAACTCCATTTACAGAAAGTATGTTGTATGAAATACAATTTACACAATCAGCAGATGTTATGTACATTGTACATGAAAC